CATAACTACAACACTGTGTGTTCTTGATTCGCAATCCCATGGTTGGCACAAATGGTCTTCCATAGGTTCTGCCCATTCCTCTACAGGTATATCTGCGACCAGGGCTTGTATAGGCATCCTTGCCCACATTGCTCCTCCATGAACATTCTCATCAGGACCATCTTCTCTGTCTACTTCGCAACCAGTGAAAACAACTTGGAAGCTTAAAGACCTATCTGGGATTGTGTTTACTGCTATAACCATAGCATGAAGAAACTCTCCATGATATCTTTGATGATTACACGTAAACTCCCTACGTACCCAACACTTAAAATGGGGTACGTTACTTATGAGATACGACATTACTTACGTCTAATTGCTCCGCCTCTGGCATAGCCTTTAGTCATTTTAGAGCCGCCGCCCATCATCTTTGTCATTTTAGCTCCGCCTCTAGCGTATCCTTTAGTCATTTTCTTTTTAGATGCTTTTTTCTTCATAGCCATAGTCACTGCTCCTCGTTTTAGTTTAGGGTTGGGTATTTTCTGTGACATTTCTTTAAATTCTGGTTTTGTCACTTTCTTATATACATCTGTCTTCTTTTTTGTTCTAACGGGTTTTAATCTACCACCTTGAAACGATTGTGGGTCTGGTACTATTATATTACTACCAATACGCATTTCTTTTTGTTGGGTAGTTCCTTCAGAAATAGGTCCAAATTTTTGAACATACTTTCCACTAGGTCCTTGACCTGTTTTAAATTTAGGATTAAGCTGCATTAACATTTTTAAACTTGTGTTATTTGCTTTAGCTATATCACTTAATGTATCGCCTTTTTTGACTTTAACTTTCTTAGTTAATTTACTAGAGCCTCCAGCTGTAATAGCTTTCTTTAAATCCCCTAAAAAACTACCAGTGCTTTGTCCTTTTTTATTACTCATTATTTTCTTCTCCCTTTGGCATTAGTAGGCAACTCCATAATACTTAACTTACTTTTTTTTGTAAATACGCTGCCAGATTTCTTCTTTGGTATATTTATTTCTTTCACAGGAGGATTACTTTTTAAATCTCTATCAGATATAGGACTTTTTATGTACTCATTTAGAGCCATAGTTTCATCCCTTTTTAAATCAAAATAGTTAGTTCTCTTCTGTGCTTCGCTCATGATTTCATATTCTTAGTAATAGCTTTTTGTCTAGCTGTTTCGTAACCAGACATTTTTCCATCTTTATTCAGGTCTCCGAGTAAAGCACCTTTCATTAACCTTGGTACGTTAGTTGGTAGTTCCATAATTGATTTCTTACCAATTTTAGCTCCTCCAGCTTTTTTACCCAAGCTATTATATTTTTTATCTAATATTTGTAAATCTCTGTCAGATATACGAGGATTATTATAATCTTTTTCTTTTTGCTCCTTTTGCTTTATTCTTTGTTTAAGAGCGGCATCTTGGTCTGGCACACCTTGATTTTGAAACATTTTAATAACTTGTGCATCAGACATTGATTTAGGTAGCCCCATTCTAAGTCTGTACATATCAGCTAAATCTTTTTTGCTATTATCTGTACGCAATTTCATTTTACTAGTATCAATTTTATTATCTTTTCCAATTCTACTAACAGCATTTCTTGACTCAGTCATAGATTTTCTATCTGTGGCTTTCTTTAAATCTTTATTTTCGATTTGTTCCATTACACTGGTACTCCTAGTTTAATAATGCGTGCTATCAGTCGCTCCGCTCTTGCAGTTGTTTGCTTATGCCATCTGGAATCTTCCATCTCATCTGCCGCCTTCATCCAATCTCTATCGTTTACTGCAGCAATAAAGTTTTTAAATTTGCTTAATCTTGGTCGTCCTAATTGAAAACACATATTAGCAATTACTAATTGTGCCTCAGAAGGTAAATCATCGAAGTCAGGGAATATATCTTTACAGTCATTTAGTGTAATTGCTATATCTCGTGAGAACCAGTCGTTAACTTGCTCATGTGGGACTCTCGTTCCTACAGGTTTATCATAGTACTCTTCATCCCATTCTGTAATAAGATGTCCTATACCCCCAGTTAAATGCCCTAACGAACAGTGGTACGTTTCATATACAACGCCTTCATCGTTAGCTATCTCATCCTGTAGTGTAATTAAATTCATTAGTTATTAACTTTCCTTGATGTTGTACTAATCATATGCTCTAAATGACTTACTAAAATCTTTCTCATATTCTCTGCTCTTTGTCTGTTAGTAAAAGAGTATTCACGGATATCATCATTACTTATCTTGAGAGAGAATGTATAAAAAGCTCCTTGTTTTATAACACTAGAAGCACTGCCGTTGGCTACTCTAGCAGGATTAATTAATGTACCAAAGTTTGTTTCAATTATGTTTGACATTTACTTATCCTTATTTTTTCTTGAACATCTTTGCGGCTTGTCCAACTCCCTTGATTCCAAAGCTTGCACTAATTGCAATATATAATAAGTACTGATACCACTCTGGCAAAGTTGCCAATATATCAAATCCTTCTTTAACATAGTCTTTCATCCCAGGTACAAAAACTAATATTGCTGGAGTAAGTAACACAACTAACGCAAATTCGTCTTTCCAAGAATCCACTGTAGCATCAGCCATCTTGCTTTCCCATTGGACCTCGCCAGCCGCAACTTTTTCTGCAACAGTAGCACGAGCACGAGCCTCTGCAACTTTAGCTTGTCCTTCAGCTTTTGTTTTCTCAACTTTGTTTTCAAACCATGTACCAGCTAAATTAGCTATAGGTCCTATCAACGCTGTGAGCATGTACAATCCTTTTTATTAAATCTGCTATCTATCCATACCTTGCCGTAGTACAATACAAATAACCATAGTGTAAAAAGAGCACCTTCTAAGTAAGATAAATCATTCCACGCATCTAATACCATGTTTTCCATTACTTATCTCCCTTATGTTCGTGTCCCATCCAAATGCCAAAGACACCTGTCATTACACCCATTACAACGGATACAAATGCTGATTGACTAGCTGTTGGTGCATCTAAATCCATAAACCATTCCGCACATCTCCATGACATGACTGTACTAGCAAGCATCATACATCTTGGCAGTATTTTCCATTTCAAAAACTGCTCAACGGTTACCATTAAATTCTACCTTGAGATTTACGTAGTAATCTTACGTACCTCATGTAAAAAGCACTGCTTATATTATTAAAAAATTTAAATAACCTAAAGTTTAATTCTATTAGCACTTCCATCTTCTCCTTGCTTGCCTTAAACGACTATTAGGATTCTTAGCCGCTTTTGGAAACTGTTTCATTTGTCCTGCACTTCTAGCACAAAAAGACTTTCTTCTTTTAGCTGCTTTACTACCTGGTTTTACTTTACCAGTGACTGCAGTCTTTAATTTACTACCCGGGTTCTCTCTACGGTACTTAGCTACACCTTTTTTGGTCATACCCGCTCCAGACTTAGTTGGTCGCTTATGCCCTCCTTTTATAGTGTATCCTTTCATTATATACTCTTTTTATCAATTCTTTTATCAGCTACATCAATACATGTATATTTCATAGCTACATACCCAGGCATATATTCTGGTAATTCTCTTGCTATTTCATAAGCTCTTTGTATACATTGTGTCTTTTCTTGATAGGGTCCATTTAAATCTTGTAATTGTTGGCAAAAATTAGGATTAGTTGCTAAACACGCTAGTACCATAGTTTCAAACATTGCACTTCCTAAAATAATGGGCGAGACCGACATTAGTATAATCTCGCCCTAAACTTGAGTAACTGCATCGAACCCCGCAGGAATAAGTACAGTATCAAGCTGCTCTGTGACGATAGAGATTACTCTCTATACGTACTGCGACATACCCTCCGCTACCAATGCCTTTTCTATATCCTCAACGCTGAAGTCTTTCCCAGTACGTCCTTTTAAAGCCGCACGTATGTAAATAACGTGATGGCTTGGTATGTGTGTTTTAAATCTACCATATTTCTCATACTCATAGCAGATTTGCTCTAATAAAGAACCAAATTTTGGTTGTACAGTCATAATACACATATTATACCACATAATTAAGAAATTGTACATAAATTAGTGTCAATTAAAATTTATTTTTATTTAGGGGGTTGACAAGGTCTCAAAAAACTGGTATAAAATCCATGTTTTTCTTTTTTGCCCTTTTTTCTTTTTCAAGGTAACACTAATAAGCTCCTTTTGGAGCTTTTTTTATGTCTGGAGATTCCCCCTTAGAGATTATGGTCGAGATACACAGAAAAACTACTAATATTCCTAAGAGATACTTTCAAAAAGAATATAAATCACCTTTGAAGTATCAAAAAGGAGAGTACGTTGTTAAAAAAATACCCGAAAAGAAGAAACCCGATAGCGAAGCTATTGCCCTTATGCGTAAATTACGTGAAGAAGAACAAAAAGAAAGAAATTCCAAGAAAAAGAAAAGATAAACTACCCTGGTATAAGGACTTAAATCATTGATTTTACTACAGAAGCTCCTATATGGAGCTTTTTTTGTATCTAAAGTAAGTAGCCGCCCTCTGGTATATAGAAGTATTTCCTTGATTTTGTGTCGTAGCTGTATATAGAACGTATAGGAGGGGGGGTGGGTCATGCGTACCCTTTGACTGCACTAACATAAACCTTTGATATTACTAGGTTTTTTCTAATATAGTCGAATAGTTAACTAATATTATGCTTTATTCTTAGATTTGTATTCGCCTATGAGTTTTTTTGATACTGCCTATTATAAATAATGATACAGACTAGGCAGGTATAATAAAATTTGTATACAAAATAAAACTATAATGTCAATACTTTGACAATATTTTAGTCAATACTTTGACAGCTTGTTTGTCAATTCTTTGACATTGCAGAGCAATGAT